CCGCGTATGAGGATCATGAAAAGGCAGCATTGCGTTTAGTTCCTAGACAGACCTACATCGGGAGGTAGTCATGGGTAATCGTTTTGCTTCTGGCAAACATGCGATTTCGGAGTGTGACCGCTGTGGTCAGCGGTTCAAGTTAAAGGTTCTGAAGACTGAGATTATCAAGACTAAGAACTACAACTTGTTGGTGTGCCCAGAGTGCTGGGACCCAGATCAACCGCAGTTGCAGTTGGGTATGTTTCCAGTGGATGACCCGCAGGCTTTGCGTAATCCTCGCCCGGATAGAAGTTATATTCTGTCTGGCAACAACGGATTGCAGACGAATGTGAATGGTGGTACTACACAAAGTGGTACTGGAACGAATGAAGGTGGTAGCCGAATCTTCCAATGGGGTTGGGCACCGGTAGGTGGGTCAAGTAGTTTTGATGCGGCATTGACGCCAAATAACTTGGCTTTAGTGGTGCAATTAGGTACAGTTACGGTAGCAACAACTTAGGAGTTGAAGATGGATAAAGCAGATTTAAAGCAGGACAAGAAGATGATCGCAGGTGCCGTGCACAAGCACGAAAAGAAACTGCATCCCGGCAAGCCTATGACTAAGCTCAAAAAGGGCGGAGTGACAGGCGAGATGATGAAGTCTATGGGTCGTAATATGGCTCGCGTTGCGAACCAAAGGGGCAAATAATGGCTAAATTCAGCATGAAACAAGGCGGTAAAGAAGTTGGCCCAGCCAGCATCTATGCTGAGCCACACAATATGGCTGGCGCTAAGGTGTCAGTAATGAGCGTGGACAAAGCTAACGCGGCTGTTGAGTACGCCACTAACAAATCTGCAAAAACAGCAGGCGTGAGTGATCCACTCCCTAATGGTGTGGGTTACGGGCGTTCTGGCGAAGCTAAGACAACCGGCATCAAGATGCGTGGTACAGGTGCGGCAACTAAAGGCGTGATGTCACGCGGGCCGATGGCATGACCTACGCCGAGCTTGTATCTGCAATTCAGACGTATACGGAAAATAATTTTCCGACGATTACGCTTGCCGATGGAACGACTACTGTGACTTCTACACAGCAGATTAACCGTTTCATTGAGCAGGCTGAACAACGCATTTACAACTCGGTTCAGTTCCCATCGCTACGTAAAAACTCAACGGGCACTATTACAGCAAGTAACAAATATTTGTCGTGCCCTAACGACTTCTTGTCAACATACTCGTTGGCTGTGATTGAAAATTACGGTACAGCAACTGAGCGCTATACATATTTGCTAAACAAAGATGTTAACTTTATCCGTGAGGCTTACCCAGAAACAGGAACAGCGTATAACGGACTACCTAAGTATTACGCTTTGTTTGGACCAACAGTAACGTCTTCTGCAATTACCAACGAGTTGTCTTTTATTCTTGGTCCTACACCTGATGTGGCTTACACAGCAGAACTGCATTACTATTACTACCCTGAGTCAATCGTTACGGCAAGTACAACTTGGTTAGGTGACAACTTTGATACCGTGTTGTTATACGGATGTTTGATTGAGGCATATACCTTTATGAAGGGTGAAGCTGACCTTATCCAGTTGTACAACCAGAAGTACATGGAAGCATTAGCACTCGCTAAACGCCTCGGAGACGGGCTTGAGCGTAGCGATGCATATCGTAGTGGTCAGTACCGCGAAGCGCCTCTACCTCAGAATAACGGGGTTAGATAATGGCGTTTAACGGCAACTGGGCAACCAATACGTTCAAGACCGGCTTGCTTGACGGGGTGTTTAACTTTGATACTGGCACAACACAGGTCTTTAAGATTGCGTTGTATACCAATGCGGCTACGTTAGATGCAACAACTACGTCTTATACAAGCACAGGCGAAACATCGGGCGGTAACTATGCGGCTGGCGGGCAAGTTTTAGTTGTTAGTCAAATCCCCACAATCGGTAACCAGACTGGTGCTGCAACAACATATCTGTCTTTTACAAATGCGGTGTGGTCTGGAGCCATTACCGCAAGAGGCGCGTTGATCTATTTGTCTAACGGCACGACTAACCCAGCGGTTTGTGTACTAGATTTTGGCGCAGATAAGACCAGTTCTAGCACCTTCACCGTACAATTCCCAGCAGTCACTAACACGTCTGCAATCATAAGGATTTCATAATGGCACTTGTAACGACAACCAAAGGCGAAATGGATGACTCTTTGCTGGAAAAGCGAGAAGGTACATTTGAAGATGACAACGAATTAACCACTTGGGTTGAATATTGGTTAGAGAGTGAACTTGTTCACCGTTCAGCCCATGTGACTTTGAAACGATCTCTACCGATAGGTGGCGAAGTAGGCACTTTCTAATAAGGAAACATCATGGCAAATACAGCATCACTATGCACCTCTTTCTTGGGAGAAGTGCTAACCGCAACCCACAATTTTGGTGTTGCACCTATCCGTGCGGCAACTACAGCAGACACCTTTAAGGCAGCGCTGTACTTAACTAGTGCCACGATTGACGCCTCTACTACGGTTTATTCGTCTACTGGTGAAGTAACAGGTACTAACTATTCTGCTGGCGGCGTAACGATAACTAACGCAACTGTCCCCGCTTCCACAAACAGTTCTTCTACTGCGGGCGTGGCTTACTGGACACCATCTGCAAGTATCAGTTACACCAACGTGACTTTGAGCACCTCGTTCAATGCAATGCTTATGTATAACTCAACCCAGTCAAACAAGGCTGTTGGCGTATATACATTCGGTAACCAGACGATTACTGCTGGTACTTTTGCGTTGACGATGCCTTCAAACACAACGACTACCGCTTTACTGCGTATCTCTACAACATAAGCGGAGGCGGCTCAAAGCCGTTTAGACCATGTTTGGTATCTCCGCTTTTGCTGAAACGCCATTTGCCTCGCTTTCTGGGGTAACGGTTGCTGTCGCCTTAACTGGCAATGCGGCATCAGGAGCGGTTGGTACATTAGGTGTAAGCAGTTCCGTAGCCCTGACGGGTGTAACAGCATCTGGCGCGGTTGGAACAGTAACTCCTAGTAGCACACAAGCGGTCTCTGGGGACTCTGCATCAGGCTTTGTTGGGACAGCCACACCAACTATTTCTGTAGCCTTGACTGGGCTGGTGGCGTCTGGATTTGTTGGCACTGTAACTACTAGCGAGACTGTTGCCTTATCTGGGGACTCGGCTTCTGGTTTTGTTGGAACGGCTACACCTAGTCTGTCTGTTGCGCTAACAGGTAATGCAGCATCTGGTTTTGTCGGTACAGTAACTCCGTCTTTGTCTGTTGCTTTAAGTGGTAGGACGGCTTCTGGTGCGGTAGGCACAGTAACACCTAGTGCATCACCCGCAGAAACAGGGGATGTAGCGTCAGGTTTCGTAGGAACTGTTACACCGACTATATCGGTGGCTTTGACAGGTGTTTTAGCGTCAGGTTTTGTAGGAACTGTTACCCCAAGTGCTTCACCAACAGAAACTGGGGACGTAGCGTCTGGCTTTGTTGGTACGGTGGTGCCCACTATATCGGTTGAATTAACTGGTGTAGAAGCGTCTGGCGCAGTTGGGTCGGTTGGGCAGAGCGTTTCTGCTGCATTGACTGGCTTGGAAGCCTCTGGTTCTGTTGGAACTGTGCTCCCCGGCAAGGCTGCGGCGGTAACAGGTTTGGGGGCTAATGCGGTAGGGGGCTCAGTTGGCTTCACTATATCGGTAGCATTAACGGGGTTGTCTGCCAAGGGTAACATTGGAACAGTCGGTAAGTTCTACTGGACAACGATCGTAGACAGCGAAGATGCTAACTGGCAAAATATAGTTGATTCCCAGACTGCAAACTGGGCGGTTATAAATAACCCCGAAACAGCAAATTGGCAAGTGATTGACACGGTATCGTAAGGATTAAAAATGGCACTTGTAATTGGAGACCGCATAAAAGAAACCACCACAACGACTGGTACGGGAACGGTGACTCTACTCGGTGCTTCTACAGGCTACCAATCTTTTGCCGCTGTGGGTAATGCAAACACCACCTACTACACGATTGCTGGGCAAACAGGCTCTGAATGGGAAGTAGGTATTGGTACTTACACGTCATCAGGTACAACCCTAAGTCGCACAACTGTTCTAGCATCCAGCAACTCGGG